GTAATTTAGCATAGCAGAGTGCCAAAAACAAGCCCCCTTGTGCCAGTTTTTGATACGGATTTCCGATCAGTCAGTTAAGTAAAATTAATGCACCCTGTATGCTGACACTTCCAACAGCAGTGACATTGACTGCGCCACCAGCATTAATGCTTGCCTCTCCGCCAGCATCAATAGAAGCAGTTCCCCCTGCCGCCATAGTTGCATCACCACCAGCAGTTGCGCTAAATGCTGCTCCAGCAGTATCTGCAATAGATGCACCTGCTTTCCTATTAATAAATCCAGCAGCATCGTAATCTTGACCACCAACAACAGTTTTTACCGTGTATGCACTTGCTCTATCCTTAATCAAAGGTGGTGCAGCTGGTCCTCCAGCAACAATGTTTTGTTGTACACCACCAACCCAAATTTTATAGTCTCCAAGAATCTTGTGGTTAACATGACCTGGCGAAATAATATTTACCGATGCTCTGGGATCATATTGAACTTTACTATCTTCAGAGACAATTGACATTTTTTGCCCCAAGATCAATTCTTCAAAACTAGCAGCATTTGTCTCTATACTACCAGCATTGACAGTAAATGTGCCACTACCATCTTGTCCAGCCATGATAGTTACACCCGTGTTTCCAATAATGGAGATTTCTTCATCGGCAATAAGAGTAATCTTCTGTGCTTTGATAGTTCTTTCGGAACCTCGTGCTTCTTCGACAACATCTCCAAAAGCAATAATGTTTAATGCTTGTCCTTCTGGATCTAGTCCTTCGTTGTACTGAATGTCACTTCTTTCTTTGTGAACCTGCTGCTGACCATATGTACTAATATGCAACTGTCCACTTTTAGGACCAATTTCTGGATCATGAATACCTGTATTAAATTTAAGAATTCCTTGATCCGTTATCGTTAAACTACCAGAAGTTGGTCCATCAATTTTAAGACATGATGTATTTCCATCAGGAGTCTTTCTTTCATAGATATGAGAACCACCAAAGGCACTCTTGTGAATGTGGTGAAATTGCAGTGTATCCGCAAGTTCCTGTATCTCATCCTCAGTTAGAGGTTGAAATATATTTTCTGGATATTGCTGTGCAGGATATTTTTTGTTTGACATTACGGACAATCAACGTAGCGACCAGTGCCAATCTTAGTGGCACCAACTTCTGTTAAGGAATTAGTATCTAGACATACCAAAGAAGGAAGTAGTTTTGCGCCATATCCTCCACCACCAATTACTTCAATTTTAGGGAATTTCTCGAAAGTTAATTGTCTATTCAAAATTCTAGCACCAATGACAAATCCATCATCATTGATAACTGCTTCTGCTATGCCAAGTTCACCATTAATGTATATGTCAGGCATAGAAGTATACCCAGATCCTGGTCGTACAACAGTAAACGTATCAATAATGCATCTCTTATCTCCATCAGAAGCAAGATTCTTCTTATACCCAAAACCAGGAGATTTGATGCGTACCTCTGTTACATAACCATTATCGTCAAGGAGTGCAGTAGCAGTTGCTCCAAATCCTTCACCACCAATAAACACGAACGGTGGTTCTTCATATGGACTACCAGGATTATCGATAGGAATTTCAATAATTCCGCCGTTATCGTCTGTAATAGGATCGCCTGCAATAGGGTCTTGGAATCCTTGATATACTGTGTCTAGAGAATCCCCTTCACCTAAATCATAATCTTCAATGTCTGAGTCTTCAGAGTCTACAACAGTGACTGTAGCAGAAGCAGAAGTACCATTAACAGTAAACGTCATTAGTTCATGCTCTTCAATCTCAGCATCTTCTTCGATGCCAATTACCACTTTAGCAGTATCGTTCTCAATAACAAAACTTCCTGTTAACTTATTACCAACAATATCTTCATTGGTAATATCACCACTTAAAGTATAGTATAGAATACTTCCATTCTCAATGTTTGTAGTCTCGATTGTATAAGTTACAAAGTCTCCCTCAGTAACAAAGTATTTGTCTGGTAAGACACTATATGTTGCAAATGTAGTGTCACCACCATCGCCATCACCATCATCACCGCCGTCATCAGGGACATCTGTCTCATCTGGTGGGAACACATCATCAATTCCAGTAAATGGATCTGTTGGAGATGGTGTATATGGATTACTTGGTTCTTTTAAATTCTTTTCTACAATAGTAATTTTTGCTATATTCTTAATGAACTTTGTAAGAATCTCGGTGCCATTTGTTGGTGTATTCTTTTTGAATGAGATATAAAAGTCTTCAGCAAGTTCTTTCTCGTTATCAAATAAAGTTTGAACTTCTATACTCTTCTCAGTTTCATTAGGAGCAAAACCCAAGATTCCATCAACTGCAATATAATCATATCCTTCACTTGCCGTTCCTTTTTCCAATGTTGTGTATTTGAGAGAAGATGCTTCTTCAATATATCCAGTTCTGGTAACAACAACAGTTACTGACTCACCTTCAGTTACAGTATAATCTGGTACGTTGTATATAATTTTTGGTTTTTCTGGTTCCGATCCACTGCCACCTTCTGATGGAATACCACCCGTAAATCCTACTGTGGTAAGAGACAATGCATTGCCATCGTATGCCTCTGCACATGTGTATTGAGTGTAATCTGGACTGGTTGCTGGGAAAAGATCATCAAGTTCTTTTAGTAGATCATCAAGGAAATCTTTATCGTCTTTTTTCTTATCTTTGCTGCCATCAGTACATATTCTCTTGTACTTAGCACAATCCAGATTAGGACCAGAACAAGTAATGCCAAGGAGTGTTAAAACTCTGTTAATTGCTCCACCAATCATGTCAAGTGGACTTGCAATTGCTCCAAGGATATCTTGTAGTGGTCCAAGAACACTGTTAAGTAGTTGCTCTAACAATTCATTAATCTTAGACAAAATCGCATTGACAAGAGCATCAACTTGACAAATAACTGCACGATAAATTTGATCGATATAACTGAAAAGTAAATTGGTTAACCACTTTTCCAATCTTTTTCCAAGATCTGCCATGGTACAACCAACTTCTTTAAGCAAGTCGTTAAACCACTTGGTTACTGGTGTAAGTATATTGCCTTTATCGCTTGGGTATAACAAAGCATGGATTAAATCCTTAACTCCTGCTTTAATTTTTTGGATAATAAATCCCTTGATATTGGCAACGAACTCTCTCACCAGTCTCATCATTTTATTTACATATCTTCTACCAGTAGCAATACCGCTGTATAGTTTGCCCGTTGCTTGGTTAACAAGATATGTCCCAATATTTCCATTATTGTTTTGAATTTCAAAAAGAAATTCACTCAAAATAATAGTAGCAGATGCTTTAAAATCTTTACCTCCACATTTGTCTGCTACTTCCTGACACCACTCTTCTGAAGCAGGATTACCTTTTTTGGTAGGTGCTATAGTTCTAGGAATTGTTGGTACTCTATCTCCCTTAGAATTTCTTGTTCCATCGGGAAGACCACCAGTGCTAGTATTTGCTGGTCCTTCACCACCTTTTGGATTTTCTGGTGCTGGTTGACCATCTGTTGCAGGGTTTACCTGACTCGAAATAGCAGTAGTGAAAGGTCTGTTATCTGGTCTTTCGTTGTTAACAACTGTAGTTGCGCCAGGAGTATGTCCTACAGATCCAATGATAATCGGTTTCTTTTTATTTCCATCTAAGAAAAAACCAATTACCTTGCATCCCTTCTCAATAGCAGGAGAAGCACCACCTCTATTACCTGGCATAAATGGAGTTGTAACAGGCATCATTACATGAGCCCACTCCAATTGTTGGTGGGGGAGCACCGTAGCATCTTGTGTATGATGCCCGATGATTCTTACCTTAAAACGGTAACCACCTTTATCTTCTGGATAATCTTTAGTAGTTGCTTCTACCTGTCCAATCCACCAATAGAAACCATCGTCTCCAATTTTTTGGATTGGTAGTAGTTGGGACAGACTCTGATCCATATCAATCAATCATCGTATACTAAGCACTCTGGGGCACTTGGATTGTTGTCGCAGTATAGTTCCAGAGATGTGGGATCGTGATGATCTTCTGGATGACGCTCGGCATACGCTTCGAGATCAGCCAATTCTTGTTCTGTATGTCTGCGAGCTTGAGGAGAAGTCTGTGGGTTATCCAGAATCTCCCTATCCTTTTGAATGTGTGCTTCAATGTTTTCCATAGTAGTTACCTCCATGTATTATTTAGAACCATGCGTGGATGCTTTACCATCCATACCATAAGAGTCACGCATTAGTTTCATCGTAGTTGAGTATACTCCATTTTGTGCAGCGTTTCTATTATATGTGTGAGTTACCTCAAAAATCAAGTATCTACCACTAGATTCAATGTCCCAAGGTTCTTTTTGTTTTTCCACAAAAGATTGTTTATTCTGTAGTCTAATATCAACCTTATCACCAGCACAAACTTGTGCATTCCCAGAAACAAGAACCACACAAGTTTGATTTTTCAACAATTCATATCTAGCATTGCCTTGAGATGCAAACTGTTTTTTCCAGTCAGCATATTCAGTTGGGTTTGGAGACCCATCTTTAGGTTCTGGTGATGCTGGGTCTGGACCAGTAAACCAAGATTCATGATCAACAATTTGTGAAATGAATCTAGTTGGTTTTCCAGAAAGTTCCAGTTGTGCTTCTGGAATTATATCTTGATTTCCAAGTCGTGCCATCCTATCGTAAGAGTCTTTAATTTTATATTCATATTCACTATATTCTCCAGTAGACCAGTCATAATAAACAATCGTAGCAGCAAGTTTTCCTTTCCTCATGTCTTTCATGAGGTTAACTTCTCCATTGAAGAAAGACTCTCTAATCAAAAATTTCTCGTCATCATAATCATTTTGATTTGCAACCTTTTCTACATAAGGTCCCCATGGTGGCAAGAAAGCAAACTCTGATGCTAACTCAGATCCTTCTTTTGCACACAAGGAATCGACTGCAAAGAAATTATACCCTCTTCTAGTTTCCCAGAAGAAAAATCCAGCACTACCTTTCAATTTGTTTTTATTAGTTCCTGTGAGATCTTTGTTTTCAGACTGCGTACTTGGTACAATATTAGATTTTTCAGGAACAGATTCAAAAGCAAGATCTGAACAAATGTCAAATGGTCTTGCTCTCATACCAGTAAATTTGGTAGAGAATTTTGGTTTCTCTCTAAAAAATGTTTTCTGTGTTTGGATATCATTTCTCAACATCCTTTCAATGATGTCAGAAGGATTTCCTTTAAGTTCACGATCTATTCTAGTGTACTCATTAACCAATGCTTCTTCAGAAATCATTGCAAGTACATATGACTGCAAATTGTTTTTTACAACTCTATTGGCAATATTCCAAATCTTCAATCTATAAACAACACTTTCTTCGAAGACAGAAGATACATCAAATTCTACTATTTCACCACCAGAAATAGGAAGTGTGTTAATTAATCCAGCGGAATCTACGATTGTTGCAGTCGCGGAAACATATGGCAAAGAGATATTTTCAATATATTCAAATTTCGACACAAGAGCTTTGATGTCAACAGGTTTCCCCCCGTTAAGTGGATATAACTTAACGGTATTGAATTTAAAATCGGTACTATTATTAAACATATCAGCTCATCAATCTCAAATAACTCTTGGACCAAATATCAGAACCTTGACTATCTGCACTTCCTCCAAGTTGAGCAACGTCTACAGATCTAGCAGGACTTTCACCACCTTGTGGTGTCATAACTGGCACTGGAACTATAGTTGGATTTGCAGAAGCAGTAGCGGTAAATAAAGATGTGCTATCAGATAAACTCGCTACCTTAGAATCAATAAGTTGAGGAGTAGTTATTGGAGTAGCAGCGTTGTAGTCTAATGGCAAGAATGCTTGATCATCTTTCTTCGTGGGTGGAGGGGTTGGCTTAGTTCCTGGTGCTGCCTGTCTTCGAGTTGGTTGAATATTTTCCTTTAGCATAAATCCAATTGGATCCACTGCTCCAGACATTTTATTAATATCACTATATCGTTCAAGGTGAAGGTGTGTGTAATTTTGACCTTGTGGTCCTGGATAGAAAACCAGTTTTCCAATTTCATCACCCTCCTTAACTTTATCACCTGGTTTTAATCCACCAGTAGGTGATAGGTGACCGTAGACATATCCAGATCCATCTTCATGTCTAATTTTAACAGCACCACCTGCTTTTCCATATCCAGTGCCATATGCTTCCATAACTGTACCATCTTGAATTGCCATAACTGGCGATCCTTCATCCATACCAAGATCCGCTCCCATATGAGTGTAACTACCACGGTTTTCACCAAAATTTGACGGTGCTCTATTTCCAAGTTGTCTATGCATGGTAGTTGTTGGTGGCGCTTGATTCTTTCTCCAAGGGAGAACTCTAGACATAACTCTATTCTTAGCACTTGTGCTCATATCGACATCATTCCAGTCCTGTCCCGCAAATGTATCTCGTGGACTTCCAGATGCATTTGGATCACGGAATGGATTGAACTTGCTAAGATCAAAGAAATCCATCATACCTTTAGCAAATTTTTCCCATCCATTTTGCTTATCATAATATTCAGATAGTCCTGCTGCTTGCAATTTACTATATTCAGATTTGTTGCGTTTTTGCGAATCTAGTATACCATCACCAAACATTGCAAAAGTTTTTCTGTCTAATGGGATAACTGCTTCTCTAGTTCCAGTTCTAGCATGTTTACCGTCGTTAACCATAACGAGTTGGTTATCCTGTGTTGGGATACCACCTCTTTCCATTGCTTGTACATCTCTCGCCATGAGAGCAGCGTCAAGACCAAAAGATGCAGCAGTTCCAACACCAGGAACTGTAGATGCTGCTCCAGATGCTAATTCTAATCCAGCACCAAGCAAGTCACCTTCCATTGCTCTTTGAGCAGCGAAAATTGCAGCAAGACCCAATCCAACAACTGGAATCTTCTTACCAAGCATCTTGAGACCGCCTTTTGCAAGTCCCTTTCCAACTGTTTTTACACCCAATTTAGATGCTTGCTTAGATCCTAGTTTACCTAAGACTCCTGCAGCACGACCACTCTTAAGACCTTTTAGTGCCTTATTAGCTCTCATTCCTGCCAATCTTCTTCTAGCGCCTGGCATTCTCTTGCCACCAACGCCTCTTCTCATGTATCGACCACCCATGAGATCTAATCCAGATCCTAAAAGGTTGGCACCAGCACCTAATAATCCACCACCAAGTCCACCAAAAAGTCCACCCAGTCCTTTGGATGCATTAAGTTTTCTATAAGCAAGACCTCGTGTTTCTGTGTCTATATCGCCAATTCTTGCCTTTTCAGCATCAGATTTAGCTCTTGCTGCTAATTTTTCTGCCTGATCTTGCTGATTTGCCGCAATTTGCTGCTGAGAGTCTGTTTGCGCTTCCGTAGCGGCAACCAGTCTCATTGTTACCATTGTTAGGCGATCGATTGCCTGAACAATTTCACCAGATCCACCACCTCCTCCAATATCAGAGAATGTGTCTAGTTGACCACCTACATCAGGTCTTCTAGCAAGTGCAGAAGTTGGTAAACTTAACCCATCATCACGTATTACTTCGGAACTGATTGGGCTAACATCAACTGTGGCATTAGATGCCATAAAATTATCATCATTTAGTCTCTTTCCACGGAAAGGACCAACGTTGGTCATGGAACCACCCACGACATCTGGATTTATTGCTTCATCTCTAGAAATTCTGTTTCCAGAATAAGCAGATCCCCTTAACGCTGCTGCTAAAGCGCCACCTGCTGCTCTTTTAGCTAAGGCTCCCCCTTTTTTACCTAAAGGAAGTGCAGTTTTAGGTCTTACTATTGGAGTTTCGCTATAACTATAGTCAAAACCACCACGGAATCTAGATGCCTGAGTTCCTGTCGGATCAATTCCTTTTGTTGGTGTTTTTGCAAATCTACCTCTAGTTCTTGCAAGTCTGTCACCACCAAAACTAGAACCTAATGCTCTTTGAAAGAAATAACCTCTTCCTACACCCGCTTCATCTAGAGATGTTCCTTCTGCCTCCGCTTTAGCTTCAGCATACCTACGTTCCTTTGCAGCAAGATCCGAGGATTTTTTAATCCTTCTTCCAATACCCTTAGCGATATCGCTAAGGATACTAGATTCTCCTCGTGCATCTTGATATGATAGGTATCCGTGTGCCATTATTGTCGTTTAGCAGCTGCTTCTTGTTCTTTCTTAAGTTTGTCAAGATATTGAAGCAACAGACTTGTATAAACCTGCCGCTCCCATGGCATCATATTCTCAATTTCACTCAAGCTATATTTATGGTGCTGCATGAGAGCGAAGTTAGTTTTATAGTACCCCTCCAGTGTATTATGGAAGAGTGCTATCCGAAAAAACTTGCTAGACCAGTAATGACATATTCAGATGGAACTCCAGTATTTGGGTTTTGAACCGTAAACTTGTGTTCTAATCTTGGACTCTCTTCAAAGAATTTTTGAACTAGTTCAAATTGCTTATTTGTTAATCCTTCAATAAATTCAATAAATTCTTTTTTGGATGTCGTAGAACTGTCATATACGTCTTCGCCATCAAAAATCTGATCGATGCAATTTGCAATAATATCAACAACTTCCTCAGTATCAGGAGATTTACCGATAATCGATCCAGTAATAAATTCTGACCAAGATGGATATTTCATGATTATTCCCATAGTGTCAGTTAACATAATTTTGGGATCAGATGACTCTGGTCGGAAAACTTCAACTTCTGTAAGATTCAGTCTATATGTTACTTTTGTCTCATTGTCATCTTTACAGATAACTTGCATATCTACAATTTCGCCAACAGAAACTGCACGAATCTGAAGGAAAATATATTCCAAATCGAAGAAAGGAAGATCTTCGATTTTGATACGCGATTGAATACAGTTTTTTAGTAATTGCTTTACAGCATCTTCAATCGCTTTTTCGTCATTTGCCTCCATTGCCAAAAGAAGCAATTTTTCTTCTTTTACGACAAATGGGCGATATTTAATTTTTTTGCCATTAGATGGAATTTCCAACTCATAAGTTGGAAGAGCAACCTGTGGTAATGCCATTATGTTTAGACCAGATCATATGTATATTTAGCGCGACTTTTAGAACCAAAAATTAGCGGAAAAAATTTTCCCAGTTTTATGGAATCGAAAAGTTGATTTTGTTATGCAATATCAGATAAAACTCGATTGCCTTCGCCACCACCAGTTGTTCCACTGTATGGTCTGTATAAATCTAAAAGACCAGTCTGTTTCTGTGCGAGTTTAAGTTCCTCATCAGTAATACCAGAAACAACCTGATACTTCATTCTTTCTAGTTGTTCTTCAGTGTAAGCAGCGTTAACATCACCCTTCACTGCAGTAATATCTTTATTAATAGTATAGTGTCTATTGTATGATAATTGTACTGTTAGTTGAGTAATTTGACTTGCACCAAATTGCAATGGAACAGCATCAATTGCATATGGGTATACATTTTCCAAAACATATGTTATTGGATCTCTCTGCACTGGACTGTTGGGACCAGTTTCTGTTTTTTGAATCAACATAGTAGCATTATAACTATCTTTGTATGAAAGTCTAATAGGTCTCTGTTCTTTGTTACTGCCAACGGAAGTACCAGGAGATTCATTAAAGATGGCATCATGCCAACCGTTAAAGAATTTCAAAAGATTTAAGTTTGCATCCAGAGCAAATCCCAACTGAACTTCAGTGAAGACCCTAGCAACTGGATATTTAATTTGACCCATACCTTGATACATTCCAGTATGAGATCCCTCTAAGGTATTGATGTTAGGAAGTTGTGCTTCTTGGCAATAAAATTCTAATAATTTATTGAGATCATCGTCAGCTCCAATTCCTGTTTTAGGAACGATGGAAACTATAAAGTTATTACTGAATGACATGCCTCCACGGCGAGTCATGTCAGAAAGAAAACGATTGATAGACACACTAAATACCTATGTTGGTCCAACTATATTTATGGCGTACTCTGGATTCTACAAACCTAGAAATCCTCAGAAGTACCGTGGCAACCCATTGAACATCGTTTATAGATCGTTATGGGAACGAAAGTTCATGGTGTTCTGTGACAATAATCCAAGCATTATACAATGGGGAAGCGAAGAGGTAATTATTCCTTATCGTGCTCCTGATGGCAAAGTGAGACGTTACTTTCCAGACTTTTACATTAAAGTAAAAGAAAAGAGTGGTAAGTTAACAAAATATATTATTGAAATCAAACCCAAAAAACAAACACAACCACCGAATGACAAAAATAAAAAGACTGCCGCATATCGTAATGCTGCTCTGACATACGCAAAGAACCAATCAAAGTGGTCCGCTGCGCGTGAGTATTGTGAAGACAGGCAGATGAACTTCTTAATACTCACCGAAGATCACTTAGGAGTCTAACAATGGCAACAGGATTCGCCTCAATCCAGCGCAATGCTGTAAACAAAGATCCAGGATATAAAACACTCTTTGAAAGAGTAAGTGCTGCTACTAAAGGAGAAAAGAAATCTCTCAGTTGGTATAGATCAGCAGTAAAAGCAGAAGCAAGCAGATACAAAAAGAACTTTTCAAAATATATCAAAGACGAAAAGAAAGATAGTGCTGGTGCTACAAAAGAACAAGACTTGAATCAACTGCGTAAGTATACTGTAGCAGGTAAGTTATTCATGTTCGAGTACAAGGCAAAAATGAGATGGTTGCCTTACTATGACAGATTTCCTCTAGTATATGTTTTAAAATCAAATCGCAATGAGTTTTGGGGTGTTAACTTACACTACCTCTCACCAAAGAAGAGAATTATTGCAACAAAGAAACTCCTGCAAGGAAGAATTGACTTTCCTAAGGCATGTTTCCATAAATATCTACACGCTCATGTTAATGATGGATTATATATTGATCTTGCTTCTGTGGAATGGGACACTGCTATCCTAATTCCAACGGAAGATTTTGTCAAAGATCTCAATGGTATAGTTTTCCCCGTTGATAAACAACTTGTTTGGGAAGATGTTGATGAAACTTATTATGACAAAATTAAAGGACAGAGGAGTTTAAAGGCATCCAAGGAGATCATTAAATAATGCCAGAGCCAACTAACACAAATTTTGATACTGGTTCAACAACTGTAGATCCAGATACCAATCAGGTATACCAACTTGTTGGAGGAAATAACAACAAGTCATGGGTGTTGCAGCCAGCGACAACTCCTCAGAATGCCAAAAAAAGAAGTTCATTCGTGCCATGGGTTCAGGCAGCTCCATCAACTCAGGGTGGATTAGACGAGCAAGGTACACCAATACCACTAAAAGCTACTACATTTCCAGTAGTCAATCCAGATTCTTCTCTGAGGTATCCAATGGATGCCATCTATGCAGATTCTGACTACGTTACTTTTTCTTTTTATGAATACCAACCACCGTATAGAAGACAAGGTGGCGATACTGGTGTTTTTGGATTCAAAGCAAATTATAATCAAGCAGACAAGTATACAACTACAGTAGGAAGAACTGTTGTAATGTATATGCCAGAAGATGTTTCATCTGGTTTTAAGGCAAACTGGGGTGGTAAAGCAGTTAGTTCGTTAACTAGAGATACATTAGCTAGTGCTGGTGGAGCTACTGTACTGGATAAAATTAAAGGTGCAGGAGAAACACTAAAAGGTGTTGGTGACAGACTTCCAATTAATGCTGCAACAGCAGCTATAAAAACATTTGTGGGTAGGTTTACGGGTGATACTTTAACCCAAGATGATCTTCTTGGTTCTGTTGGTGGAGTAATCTTCAATCCCAATGTCGAACTGCTATTTGGTGGTCATGATTTAAGGAATTTTACCCTAAGATTTAAACTATTCCCAAGAGATAGTGTAGAAGCAGGAACATGTGACAAAATTGTTAGAGAATTCAGAAGACAAATGCTTCCCACAACAACAGTGACTCAAGTATTTAATTTTGGAGCGCAGGAAGCGGGGCTAAGAGGAACTACAGAAGGTTTTATTAAAGTTCCAAACGTATGTAAGGTAACTTTCATGAAAGGTGGAGAGGTCCACCCATTCTTACCACAATATAAGATATGTGCTATCACTGGTGTGGATGTTAACTACACGCCAGACGGATCTTACGCTACATATTATGATGGAAGACCAGTTGCAACAGAACTAGTTCTTAACTTCCAAGAAATGAAACTTGTCTTTGGTAATGAACTTCCACAAGAAGGAGCATCACTATAATGTTTTTCAACATCGTACCAAACATCTCG